CCTTGACGTACCTTGACGGATAGAGAGAAATGGCATCACTTAATAAAAAGCAAAAATACTTTATAGTACGGTCACTTGCGGTATTTAATACCCCACAAGAAACAGTGACCCTCGTCAAGGAAGAATTTAACATCGATGTTTCAAGACAGCAGGTTGAAAGTTACGACCCAACCAAACGTGCTGGGAAAGATTTAAGCATTGAATTAAAGGGTGAGTTTGAATTGGCACGCAAAGAATTCTTAGATACTCCTCAAAACATACCTATTGCAAATCTATCAGTACGATTGCAGCGCTATGAAAATCTGTTTCAGAAAAATGTTAAAAACCGCGTTGCTGCTACGAGTATTCTTAAACAAGCAGCAGAAGATATGGGTGGTAAGTACACCAACAAACAAGAGATTACTGGCGCTGATGGTACACCACTACAAACTACGACCGTTCAAGCAACCCAAGAGCAAGTAAATGAAGCTGTGAGGAAAGCCCAAGAGGAATACTAAATGGATCTACAAACACAGGTAGAGAAAAAGCTGTGTGAGGATGAGCATTTATATTTCACACGAAGATTCTTTAAGCCTCGAATGGGCTTTAAGTTCATGGTGAATTGGCACCACCAGTATATCGCTTGGCTGATTGATGAAGTAATTAAGGGCAATATTGCCAATTTGGTGATTAACGTTCCTCCTGGTGCGGGTAAAACTGAGTTAACGACAAATCTGATACCCCGTGGACTTGCACTGAATGCTCGCTCCCGTTTTCTGTATTTATCTTTCTCACAGTCTTTGGTCGAAGGGGTATCTGATACAGCACGTGACATAGTGAAGTCTAAGGACTTCCAAGCGATGTGGAACCTGCAGGTATCAAATAGCACTGACTCGAAGAAAGAATGGAAAATTACTGTAGATGATTATGATGTCGGGCATATCTACGTTGCTTCAATGGGCGGTCAGGTTACTGGTCGCCGTGCAGGAACCTTAGCTGAGCAGGGCTTCACGGGTTGTATCATTATCGACGATCCACTTAAGCCCGAGGATGCCTTTAGTAAGATCAAGCGCGATTCAGCAAACCGTAAAATTCTAAATACGGTGAACTCACGTAAAGCCAAGTCTGATACGCCAATCATCATGATTATGCAAAGACTACATGTTGAAGATCCAACGAACTTCGTCATGACAGGTAATTTACCAGGTGATTGGGAACAGGTCTCAATCCCAGCGCTGATTGATGATGCCTACATTGATATTTTACCTGATCATATTCAGCGATTGGTACCAAGGGATGTTGAACGTGATGAAAAGGGGCGTCAAAGTTACTGGCCGCAGAAAGAAACACTGAAATCTTTACTACAACTTGAAAAAGGCGGGCAAGACAAAGAGGGGGCAACGGTATCTCGTTATACCTTCAGCAGCCAGTACATGCAGAATCCGAAAAAACTGGGTGGCGATTTAATCAAGGCTGAATGGTTTGGATCTTATAAGGACCTACCTCCGCTTCAATGGCGTGCCATCTATGTCGATACAGCTCAGAAGATCAAAGAGCACAACGACTTTACCGTGTTTCTTTTGGTTGGATTGGGCATCGATGGAAAGCTCTACCTGATTGATCTGCTTCGAGGTAAATGGGAAGCACCTGAGATGAATAGGCAAGCCAAGGCATTTATCGATAAGCATAAGGACTATACCTACGAGACTAGACCTATACGCTGGATGAAGGTCGAGGATAAAGCGCATGGCACCCAATTGATTCAAAACCTCGGCACCTATGCTGGTGTGCCAGTTATTCCAGTGCAGCGAAGCACAGACAAGTTGACACGTTTTATGGACATTCAAGTACCACTCGAAAACGACTTTGAAAATAAACCAGATGATCGTTTTGTATTACTGCCAATCAATGCGCCGTGGGTTGCAGCATTTATTGAAGAGTGTGAGTCCTTCAATGCTGCTATGACACAAGATCATGATGACCAAGTAGATACCTTGATCGATGCAGTAGAAGAAGCAACGGTAATGCAGAACTATCATGAACCAATGACGGGTTAAGTTATGGCTAAGAAAGACAAAAAGAAAGAATCGAATAGCCCCCAATCAGTTGGGGGCTATTTGTATTCGCAGCAAGCTGAAATGGCATTTCTGAACTTTCTGACACGCATGCCTGATCTGGATGAGGTGTTAAGAAAAGCAGGTGTACCACGTCATCGATTATCAGTATTGATGTATGACGATGAGATCTATCAGTGTGTTGAGAAGCGTCAGGATAAACTTGAAGCCGCTCCATTTCGATTGGAGCCAGCGGAAGGATTACCTGCTCAAATTCTACAGAGTGAACTTAAGAAATGGTGGTCTGAACTGGTATTGGGTACTCAAGATGCGCGCTGGTATGGATATTCAGTTCTTGAGGCTGTTTATACAAAACCAGAAAATCCATCTTTATTTATTGAGGGTCCCAATATCACCACATTCATTGGCTGGCAATGGGTTGGCAAAAAGCCCATGCAGTGGTTTGAGCCTAAGAATGATGGTCGATTGATGTTATTGCAAAACTATAATGATCAGCACCGTGATATTGAGTGTAATCAACAGTTCAAGCATTTCTTAACGCAGTGTAAGCCTAGTTTTGAAAATCCTTATGGTGAAGCTTTATTCAGCCGACTCTACTGGTTGTGGTTCTTTAAGAATGGAACTGTGAAATACTGGGCGAAGTTCGTAGAGCGCTATGGTAATCCAATATTAAAAGGCAAGTCTAAGAATGTGCCAGCTATGCTTAAAGCGCTACTAAATGCACATGCAAGTTCAGTACTCTCACTTAATCCAGATGAAGATGCTGATATTATTTCGGCATCATCAAATGGTACTGGTGGATCAGCAGCATTTGAGAGTTTTGACAAGAAGATTGAGCGAAGCATTCAAAAGCTCGTGCTTGGCCAGACCTTAACCAGTGGTACCGATGGAGCAGGATCAAGAGCCTTGGGTGAGGTTCACCTAGAGGTTCAGAATAATAAAGTTGATGCTGATATTCGGATGATTACCTCGACTATTCAAGCCATGATCGATGCAATTTGTGCCTTGAACAACTGGGAACGTCACATCATCGTCATTGGGGATGAGAAATCCTTGAATGCTCCTAAGGCTGACCGTGACGTGAAGCTAAAGAACGCAGGTGCCAACCTGACGAATCAGTACTTCATGCGAGAGTATGGATTGCAGGAAGGTGATGTTGTGGATATTCAGCAATTGCCGGCCAACACTCAATTCTCAGCATTACCAAGACGTGCATTTAGTTTTAAAGCTGATGTTCAGGGTTTAGATGCAAATCAGCAAGAAGTTGATGAAAAGATTTCTGAGATTGATAAAACGCTATTTTCTGAATCAGAATTAATGGAATTAGTTGAAGCATCAATTGATGTGAATGATTTGCAAACAAAGCTTTATGGCTTGATGTCTGGTGAGTCTGTTGAAAAATTCACTGAAACAATGGCTAGAGCTTTGTATTTATTTGATGTGATTGGATATGTGCAACGGAGTAAGTAATGACGATCAGTTATACAGATGCTCTGCGTTATGCACGTAATAAGAAAGTTGTTTTACCTGAAGAGTTTTATTTGCTGGATTTGAATGCAAGGCAGTATGCAACCACAGTTAGTAAACTAGCTTCTCTTGATCAGATCCGAACCGTTATTAATCTATCCAATAAGGCGATTGAAAGCGGTTCAACATTTCAAGAGTTTAAAGAATCCATCAAAGCAGAAGGTATTGAGCTAAGTCCACACCATCTTGAGAATATCTTTCGAACCAATATTCAGAGTGCTTATGCACATGGTATTTGGACGCAGCAGCAAGAGAATAAAGTCAATAGACCTTATTTGCGTTACTCATCTTTAACAGATAGTAGAGTTCGCCCAAGTCACTTAGCTTTAAACAATATTGTTCGGCACATTGATGATTCATTTTGGTACACATACTACCCGCCAAATGGCTATTTATGCCGATGTGGTGTAGATGCATTAACTGAGGCGCAGGCGATAAAGTTAGGTATTACACCTGATGATAAGCTGCCTAGTGTTCAGCCTGATAAGGGCTGGGCTGTAAGTCCTGCGAGTTATGGAAAGCATTTAAATGTGGTGGTTCAGGAAAAGATTACTGATGCACTAGCTGTTGATGCACCTCTTGCATCTGAATTGATCAATGTGCGAGACGAGGCATTGCTTGCTCAACAAGCGAATGATGAAATCGTTAAAGTTTTTCAACCTATGTCTGACCAATCTCGAAAGAATCTTGAAGTGATCGTAGATCGTGTGATTGATCAAAACAAGGATGTAGAGCCGAGTGCGATACGAATGTTGACTGAGTTGATTCGTGAAGATGAACAATCACTGACTGACCTATTCAAAACTTCAATCATGAAAGACGATACACAATCGAATGTCATTGTGAATTGGATGAAGCGTTCTTTTGATTCCCTTATGAAAGTCGCCAAGAATCTTAAAACTAAGCTCACAGGTAATAACATCAAAGGTTTTGATTCGCTGAATTTGCAGAAAGGCAATGTTATCGGTATTCAAACGCCAACATTATTTAGAACTGCGGAACAAACAGGGAAGAATATTGTCATTACAGATGCAAATGGTGCTGCATTGGATTTGACTAAATTTAATGGTTTGAATGGTGCCTTACTTGCTCCTGATTTGAATCTAGAGGTAATTAGCATATCTGATACAGAAATAGTGCTTAGAAAGACAAACGAGGTTGCTACGCGACTATTTGTTGCGAATAACACCGTATATAGCTTGAGTTAGGTAAGAAATTAAACAGGACCGCCGTAAAGGCGGTTTTTTTATGGAGCATGAAAATGCCAAAAGAACAACAGCAAGATCATTATTGCTTTCGGCTCGGAGATCTAAGTGTAGATCCTGTCGAGGAAGGTAAGAAGAAGCGAACCTTTTCAGGAGTTGCTTATAGTGGTGAAGTCATTACAGACCATTGGTATTGGAGCCGCGTGATTTTTGATTTGGATAGCATGCAGATCAAAGGTCGTATTCCTGCCTTACTAGAACACAGTTCTCGACAGCGTGCTGGAGCAATTAACACTCATACGATTAGTCATCAAGAAGGTTTAGTTGTCCATGGCGACTTAATGAGTAATGAGTTTGGTACGCAGGTAGCTCGAGACTCTGATGACGGCTTTCCATGGCAAATGTCAGTACGTATTGAACCAGCTAAAACGGAAGAAGTAGCTGCTGATCAAACCGTCATTGTGAATGGAAAGACACTGCAAGGACCAATCACGATCTTTCGTGGAGGTCGAATCCGAGAAGTTTCATTTTGTGCCTTAGGCGCAGATGAAAACACCATGGCGGTAGCTGCAAGCCATAACCCTACTAACCCAACCAAAGAGGAAACGGACGTGACCGAACTCGAAAAAGAAAAAGCTGCTCGTGAAGAAGCGGAGCAAGAACGTGATGCTGCGCAGAATGAGCTGAAAAAGTTCAAGGCGGATAAGCGTGAAGAAGACATTAAATTGCTTGAAACGTCTTTGAATAAGCAGTTCAGTGCTGAAGAAAAAACGTCATATACCAATATGGATGACGCTTCATTTGCCTTCATGTCTCAGCAACTAAAACAGTTCTCAGGACAGCAACCAGCACCACCTGCAGGTCAACAACAGCAGACCAACATCGTTCCACCTCACCTTCAGCACTTGTTTAGCCATCAAGCTACAGGTGGTCAGGGTGGACAACAGGGGCAAAGTGGTAACGATAAACATCAATTCACATCTGGTGCTGAGGCTTTTGCAGCACAGAAAAAAGGAGGCTAAGTCATGGGTCAAACCATTATCCCGACAATTCAGCGCACTCACCGAGTATTCATTTTAGATAATGAAAAACTACGCCGTGCGAACGCCAAAGTTACTACAGCAACTGCTTATCAGGAGGGGGATTTGTTGGTTCTTTCTGCTGGCAATGTACTCACTCATGCGGCTGATGCCTCTACATGGGATGTGATTTGCGGAGCTGATGTAACCTCTGCAGAGGCGACAATTAAGGCTGCCAGTGGCATTGAAATCCCTATTTTTTATGGTGGGGTTTTTAGTGTTGAGGCTGTAAAGCTAAATGGGGTGTTTTTAGTAACAGCTGCATATGACGCTGCTCGCGCAAAAGCAACCAAAAATAAAATCGAACTATCAAAGGTGTAAATAAGCATGCCACAGTCTTTTAGCATTGAAGGCGCTCCATTAGAGCTGCTTGATGTAGGTGAATTAACCTTAATTCACAACAATTACCGTCCGATGGATACTTGGTTATTAGATCAGTTTTTTCCAAACCGACTTTCATTTGATCGAGATGAAGTGCCTGTTGCAGAAGTTGCATCAGAACATGATCTAGCTCCACTAGTATCTCCACAAAAGCCAGGTAAACCTTTTGATACTACTCAGGCTGGCGAAGTACGCTTTGTTAAACCTGCTTACTATAAGCCAAAGAACCAAGTGACCCCTGCGGATACATTTGATATTGCGTTGTTGGAGCGTCTACGTAGTGCAGGGATTATTTCTACTGGCTCTCAAAAGCTATCCGACCAAGAGCGTATGATCATTTCGCAAATTGCGGTGATGAAGCGCAACCACGATGCAATTGATAACTCTGTATTGTTGATGGCAATCCAGTTGATGATGACAGGGAAGTATGTATTGCATTCGGATGATTATGAATACAACTTAGTTGATTATCGCCGTGATGCATCGCTGATCTACACTCCAACAACTGCATGGAACCAAGCAGGTGCGACACCTGTTGATGATATGAAGCGAATGGCAGAGCGCCAATTAGAAGCTGATGGTGGTGAAGCGAAGAAGTACTTGATGTCAGGCTCTGTCTGGGCTGCTTTGTCTAAAAACACTGATTTTCAGGCGGAATTTGTAAAACCGTATTCTGGAATTTCTGTACCTTATGCCCCTAGTTTGAATGTGCATGAAAAGGCAACATTCAAAGGTCATATTGGTGATAAAGAAATTTGGGTATATGACGCGACATACCGTGCAAATGGACAAGTAAACCGATTCATTCCTAAAGATTACTTTGGCATGATTTCAGATACGAATGGCTCTGTCGCAAATTGTAAGATTAAAAACACACTGGCTAATGGGGCAACCATGCAGTACTTCGATCGCCAATGGTATAGCGAAGATCCAAGTGGAATCATGCTGATGACTGAATCAGCACCTCTAGCCCTACCATCAAACAAAAATGGTGTTTGTGGTGGTACAGGATTCATCACTCTATAAGGAGGCTTAAATGCCAAAGTACATTGCAAAGCAATCCATCGGGCAGTTTATGCCAGGTGATGAAATCAAGGGCTTGAATGAAGAACGCATTCAGGCCCTTTTAGCATCTGGGGCTATTGAAGAATATCAAGAGCCTGAGGAACCTAAGGCGGATGGTACCGCAGCACAGTTGGCAAATCTTGCCGCAGAAAACGCAGAGCTGAAAGCGAAGGTTGAAGGCTTGGAGAAATCACTAAATGCTTCAGAAGCTGCTTTGAAAAAGGCTACCGCCGAGGCTAAGAAGGCTGCCACGCCAACTGACAAGTAAGTAGGTGATCTATGTACGCAGAACGTAATGATATGGTTTTGCGTTTTGGTGAGCGCGAAATAAAGCAACTTGAAGCGAGTATACAGGCAGAAAACTCAATGAGTGTGGATGCTACGCTTCAAGACGCAAGTGAAGAAGTTGACGGCTATATTGCTGTACGTTATTCACTCCCACTCACTGAAACACCGCAGAACCTCAAGCGCTTAGTATGTGACATTGCGCGATACAAACTTTGGAAGTCCAGAGCATCTGATGAGGTTCGACAGCGTTATGAGGATGCAATAGCGTTCTTAAAACTTATTGCGAACAATAAGGCATCTTTACTAATCAAGGATGCTGTAACAAACGAAACCCTGCCTGATCCGCCGAAACAACAACCTTCAACAGTGCCAATTGGCACGACCTACACTGGTGGTGTATTTGGTGACTCGATTCTGAATAACATGCCGAGTATTTAGTTATGACTGATTCTATTCAATTCCACGGTCAGGAAAAGATCACAAAATGGTTGAATCGGGTTTTAAAGGAGGCGGGCGATCACTCCAAGTTAATGCATAACATCGGTTCAATACTTGAACATAATACAAAACAGCGTATTAACACAGGTATTGGCACCGATGATAAGCCTTGGCAGAAATCATGGCGTGCCAAAATGCAAGGTGGAACAACTTTGCGTGATACAAGTCGATTGTACAACTCAATTAAGTACACCGTTTTGGATGGTGGAAAGCGTGTAATTGTTGGAACCAATGTTTTTTATGCACCTGTTATGCATTTCGGTGCAACGATTAGAGCTAAATCAGGCAAGTACTTAAAGTTTAAAACAACCATGGGTGGGTGGGCACAGGTTCAGAGCGTAATTATCCCTGCACGTCCATTTTTGGGTATGTCTGTTGATGACTCTCAAGAGGTCTTGTTTGAAATTGAAGAGCATCTATTGGAGTTATTAATGAATGCAAAGTGAATATTTTGCGCTTGAGCCTGCGATTGTTGAACGATTAAAAGATATTGAAGGCATTTTGGCAATCAATACACCTTTTAGCGTCGATGACATGCTTCAAGTGGTTAATGTATCACCCTCACTGAACGTGATTTATGTCGGTGACCAAGTGGGTGAAAGTGCGGGTCGTGGTCGATCTGCACCAATTACACAACAATGGTTGGTTGTTTTAGCTGTCCAAGATGCATCTGCTCAGCTTGAAGAGACATCAAATATTAGAAAAATTGCCGATCCTTTCATACGTGAAATATTAGCAAAAATGCAAGGCTTTGATCCAAACATTGCAGGCTATCGGCCTTTTGATCGAGTAAATGCAGGCGTCCAAGTTGGATCAGCAGCAGGATTTGCGTACTTTCCATTTTTATTTGAATCCCAAATGATGAAATCGTGGTGATTATGAAAACATATAAGGCACTAAAGCCCGTAGGGCGTTTTCGCTCTGGAGATATTGTTGGTGGATTGACCACTGCACAGATCCAAGACTTACTGCAGCGAGGTGTGATTGAAGAAGTGAAGGAAGCTTCTGAGACAAAGCCTGCGACAACAATCAAAGCAACAAAAGAGGTAAAAGCTGATGGCGAATAAACCTGATTTAATTTCCTTACAAGGGGAAATGTTTTTAGCAAAGATGATTAATGGTCAGCCCGCGGCTTTGCTATCTGTTGGCAGTACACCAGAGCTTCAAATTCAAATTAGCTCTGAGTCAACCGACCATTACGAGTCTAAAACAGGTATGCGTGCTAAAGATGCCGTGCTGCGCAAACAAACGGGTGTTTCGATTAGTGGCACATTGGAAGAAGTGACCAAAGCAAACCTAGCAATGGTTTTGAGTGGTAAATCAATTGAGGTTGCTGCTTCAACTATTACGGATCAAGCTATTGGTGCGGTGAAAGTTGGGGAAATGGTTGATTTAGGGATTCGCAATCTAACAGGTGTTGCATTCAAAGGTCCAGCAGATGCCGCAATCACAGCCGATAAGTACACCTTGGATGAAGTTTTTGGGACTGTGATTTTCAACGAAGCAATCACTGATGTGAAGTGGTCTGGTAGTGCAGGAGCAATCACTCGAACAACCATCGCTGATAATGTTGGTGATGAATACCGCTTCTTCTTTAAAGGGGTGGATACCTATCAGGGTGATAAAGTTGCAGTAACGTTATGGCGTCTTGAGCTTTCTCCAGACACCGAGTTTGACTTAATCCATGAAGACTTTGCTAGTTATAGCATCGAAGGTGAGTGTCTGGCCGATATTACCAAGGCCAATGATGCAGAACTGAGTATCTTCGGTCACATCGATCGTTTCTCAGTTACCACTTAATGTTTTACAGGCACAAAGAATACCAGGCGCATGAGCGTCTTTTTTTGTGCCTGTTTTTAGGATTCCATCATGAATGATTTCTTTATTGCAGCGAACCGTAGCTTAAGCCTTGAGATTGATGATGTCTCGCTTGAGGTTCGCCAGATCCAAATGAGCCAGTTTGACTTATGGGTGGGTGCTGCTGATGCTATTAAGAATACACTAGGAAATGTAAGCGATTATTCAGATGAAATTCTTAAGAAGGTAATTCAAAAGCATCTGATTGAATGCGTAGTGATGCTTCAACTCATCACCGATTTGGACCATCAGTCCGTATTGAAAACGGCAGAAGATCAGGACGTATTTCGACAACTTCTTAAAACTGGCCTAAAAGCCAATCAGGCATATTTCGTTGATAAAGAGCAGAAATCGAAACGACGTAAAAAGCGCACCGAAGTAAACGATCAGAGTTCAACTTGGTTTGATTCATTCCAGTTATTGGTATCGAATGGTCATAGCCATGAAAGCATTATGAATATGACCTATGGAGCATTTAAGTTCTATACGGAAGCAGTTGTGAAACGTGAAAAGCAGAGCATCACTACTCAATCCAATATTATTCGTATGGCGCATCACGCAGCAGCGAAGCAATTTAAAAGTTTTATTGATGAATTGAAGGAATAAAAAATCTTTAATTTCCTGCTATTTATTTTTACCTTTAATTAAAATATTATTCCTGAAAATTAGAGGGGATAACATGAAAAAGATAATTTTATTAGCAATAATGCTGGGGCTTGTTGGATGTGGGGAGAATGGTTCATCTGATGTCACTTCAACTACAAACAATCAAAGCACAGAACTAACATCGAATAACATTCAACAAGCGTCTGCTCGATCAATATCTACGTATTCAATGACAGTGCCTTTTGATGGGTGGCATTTATATAATCCAAAGGCTCTGGGAGCTTCAGCATTATATGAGGGGATTAAAGACGCACTTACATCATCAGCTGTACTGACAGCAGATGCTTCTCAGGTAGCTAAAGTCTTAGGGAAAGGAGTTGCAGGTTATGCGCTTTCAGTAGCAGTTGAGGAGTTGCTCGGGGCTGTTGATTGGGTGTTGGATCCTGAAAATAATCGAATTAAATATACAGTTAAGCCTTTAGATCCTAAAGATCCTACTGTCCAATATTATTACTCTACAGGTTCAAAAATGAGTAATGGCCAATCAGCATTTGGTCTAACAGCATTGCAAGCTTGTCAGAATTTGATAGCAGGTTCTACATTTATGGTAGGCAAGACTGCTAATGCTGAGGAGATAGCAAAGTACAACGATAGATATTGCTTTTATGATAAAATTTCGATGTTTGGTAACATTTATAGAGATAAAAATCCAGCTTATGACCCTTCCGCAAAAAAAGAAGAATATCTACCTCTAGAAACCGTTGCCCAAAAAGTAATTGAAAATGCTGATGCTGGCAGCCAAGATGCTCAAGTGGCCACAATGGCGGCAGCCGCACAGAAACTTGCAGATGCTGCAAATGATGAAGAGATAGAGCAAGAAATTGTTGATCAGTTAGAAAATAAATCTCAATGTCCAAGTGGTATTGTTAGAAATGGTAGCTGTTGGGTTTGTGATAGATCACAATTTATGCCGATAACCAGAGCGACAAGGGATGCTAAAACTGCTGCAAGAGGAAAGAGCTGCGAATATGTAACAGATCCAGTAATTAAGGCAACTAATGCTGTTTTTTGGAGAAATTTAATAAATGCAAGAATTCAGGAAAATGCTTGTTGGTCACCTGTTGATCCAAACCATCTTATAGAACTAAATAATAATCGAAATGCTCTAAGCCGATGCGAAAATTAATTATGAAAGTAAATACCAAAGAGCTTCTCGAAGAGATTTTCCCTCCTTTCCCATTAGGGGATAACCGCTCTCTACTTGAGTGTGATTTTTATGATACACATTATGGATATTTTGAACAAATTGATGATGATTACTTATCTTCAATAGGAGTGTCTGCAGAAGACTTGATTCTTGAATATAACTTTGACTGGCCTGAATTTTATTTAAAAATTGGATTAGAAGCAGCTTGTTCACGTAGCAGACCGCATGAGGGGATCAAAACATGGAAAGATGTAAGTTATGAATACTTGTATTACTTTGGGCAAAACTGTAGTTATTTAAGCTCAGAGGGCTTTAAATTCTTTTTACCTGCTGCATTCTATTATTTTCTATCAACTGATGAAAATAAAACTTACATGGACTCATTCGTTTTTAGGTTGAACTCACAATGGGAAAAAGATCAACACGTTTTTGACGATGACCAAAAAAAATTTATTATTGAATTTGTAAGTGACCATTATAAAGGATATGTATCCTGGATACCTGAACTTTAATAAAATTACCAGTAGTAGCTCAAATTTAACCTGACAGGGACACTAAAAAATGGGTAACTGTCAGATCGGGTTTGAGCTGGTACAGATTAAAGCACCCTAGGGTGCTTTTTTAAATCAAGCCTTGTCTGTAAACAATTTTCCCTAATACGATTATTTCGGACTCGTTTATTGATTCTTGATCAGAATATGATTTGTTATCTCTAACAATGTTAATCAACCCATCTTGGCTTCGATAAAGGCGAACAGCCATTTTTTCGCCATAAAAGTAAATCAAGAAGAGTCTTCCGGAAATAATATCTCTAAATGTTGTATCAACCAAAACCAAATCTCCATCCAAAAGAGTTTCCTCCATGGCATTTCCTTGGATTTTATAAACACTCAAGTCTTTGATTGGGTGGAAACGGTTTTTAGTACAAAACTCTCGAGATAAGATGATTTTATCGCCACTATCATTCCGGAAAATGACTTGTTGATCATCCTCAAGATCATTTAAATCAAGAGAACATAGGTCACTATTGCTAAAGACCTGATCGCTTATCTCAAGTGCATTTAATATTTTCATATAAGTTGATTGGCGTGGTTTAGA